GCGCGACCTTCTTGGCGGCGGACGACGGCGTTTATCACTGGCGCGACGTCATCCTTCCGTTCACGACATCAAGCAGCGCGGCGCAGCGCATCGCGCGCATCAACCTGCGGCAAGCGCGCGAAGAAATTGTCTTCACCGCAAAGTTCAATCTGACCGCGATGCAGTTGCGCGCGGGCGACACGGTGAACCTTACCAACGCAAACCTCGGCTTCTCTTCGAAGATTTTCGAGGTCATCGCGTGGTCGCTATCGAGCGACGGAACGCCGCCGACTCCGGTTATCGAGCTTCAACTGCGCGAGACGGCGTCCACCGTTTATGACTGGGACGTGACGGACGAGGTCGCTGTGGAGAGCGCACCGAACACGACGCTGCCGTCTCCGTTTTCTATCACCGCGCCGAGCAATCTCACGCTTACCGCAGACGGCACGACGCAGTTCATCCAAGCAGACGGCTCGGTGATGCCGCGAATCAAAGTGGCTTGGAGCGCGCCAAACGACCAATTCGTGACGAGCGGGGGAAAGACGGTCATCGAATACAAGGAGGGCACGGCGACGACGTATCTGACATGGTCAACGGTGGACGGCGACCAGACGCTCGACTTCATTTCCAGCGACGTGCGAATCGGCACGAGCTACAACGTGCGGCTCTACGCGCAGAGCTTCTTCAACACGTCATCGACCTACACGGCGGTTGCCTCGATCACGCCGGCCAAAGACACCACCGCCCCAAGCATCCCAACCGGCCTCACCGCCGTAGTCGGCACGGGCCGCGCCGTCTCGCTCGACTGGAACGACAACACCGAGCCCGACTTTTCGGAGTATGGCATTTACCGCAACACCACGGCGGTCACACCAGCGAACGCCAACACGAACAAGATCGCCGAGGTGCGCGCGTCGCGATTCGTGGACACGGACGTGGACATCGGCACGACGTATTACTACTGGCTGAACGCTTACGACACGGTCGAGAACGTCAGCGGCTTTGCAACCTCGGTGTCTGCCGCGCCGGTCGTGATTACGGCTGGACCGATCGACTCGACGCCGCCGAGCACGCCCAGCGCGCCGACCTTTGTTTCGGAATCGACTTACCTTTCAAGCGACGGCGGGACATTCGCAAAGATCACCATCGCCGCTCCCGCGCTTCCTGCGGGCGCGCGCGTCAATCAAGTGCTTTACAGGGTCAGCGGTTCAACCGATTTCCTGATTGCCTGTGAATTAACAGCAGCGGGCAACGCGACAATCGACGATCTCACGGTTGGAGCGGCATACGTTTTCGCAATTCGCGCCGTGTCGTTCAGCAACGTGCGCAGCACGGTCTCTTCTACTTTGTCGAGGACCGCGCCAAGCAATACGACGGCACCGGCTGCGCCGACCGGAGGGACATTTACGGGCGATGGCGTGAAGCCAAAATACTTCACCGGAACCCTCGTGTTTCTCGTCGGCACTCGAATCGGATGGGCGCCGAACACAGAATCCGATTTCGATTACTACGAAATCAAAGCGACTACAACGAACAGCGACGCGGCGACAGATTACAGTTGGACGCCGTTCGACGGAGCAAATTTCTTCGTAACGACACGAGACACCGAAACGTTCCTCTACACCTCGACGATTGGCGCGGGATACATACGCATCAGGGCCGTGAACCGATCAGGGGTTGCGTCACCGTATGCCAGTCTAGGGAACGCAAACTCGGCGGCGTCAGTCGGGACTGGAACGGTCTCAAAATACAATGACTCCGACGTAACCACCACCGGAATCAAAACCGGTTCAGGCTCATCCACGCGACAGATCAATGTCGTCTATGAAATCAACGACGTGGTCACGCTCACGGGCGGGGCCGCGACCGAGAACGTGGACATCTCACTCACGAATCGCGGCTTCTCCACAAAGCCCGATGACGGTCTGGTCGTCGTCGAGGACGTCCTGTATCAGGGATTCTATGACTCGCAGGCCGCAGGCTCAACATCGACGACAGCGGTCATCAAAATCTACCGCAACGACGGCGGGACGCTCGCCTCGGGCAACCTTCGATTCTCGGCACGCTTCACCGACTACACCTAACATGGCCTTCCAAAAAACTTTCACGCTCCGCTCTGGCGCACAAGGCAACTACACGCGGCTCATCACCTACCGCGTGGACAGGATGACGCGCGAGGCCGTGGGGCTGTTCTCGCTGTTCGTGGACTCGGCGGCTGCGCACTCAGGCAAAGACCCGCTGACGCCGTGGATCGCAAAGCTGCGCGTCACGGGCGACGCCTTCGACCGATACTTTTCAAGTGCCGCGCTCGACGCTGATACGATGGCGAACTTCTACCGCGCAGCGAAGGCCGAGCCGATGGTTTCAGATTTCGGCGACGCTTTGTTTTCGGACGCGCTAGACGTATGACCAAAGCGGATACAAGTAGGGGCCGCGCAATTACACGCTTGCCACCGCGCCCGCAATCCGCTCCGTTCGCATCACCATGCGGCGGCGAGGGCTGAGGCCAACCGCAAGCCCGCGAGCGGATTTACCGCTGCGCGGGCTTTCTTTTGCGCAGATTCCGCATCCGTCGCCAACATTTGATTCGTTTTAAGTCGCGTAACTGCAACGGCTTAGGGAAGCAGCAGGACAAAATACGCATTTGAGCTTTACGCAGGCGGGGCGTTCGGATTGAGTGTTCACGTCGGAGGGAATTAACCCCGAGACGAAAAACACAAAAAACAAAATGAAGACCCAAATGAAGAACGCCAAGAGCCTCGAAGCCCTCAAAGCCAACGCGCCAGAAGGAACCCGATTCATTCACACCGCGAGCGTGATGGATGACAGCTCAACCGGTGGCTTCTGCGGATTCTACGCCACCCCAGAGCAAGAGCAGGAATACAATGACGGTATGGCTCGGATGGCTGAGATGGGATAACCCAACCCACCCCGCAAACCACCCCGCTACCTCTTACGAGGCGCGGGGTTTTCCGGTGCCAGACCGGAGGGAAATAACCCCGAGGCTCGCAATCAAAAACAGCACATGAACTCCATCATCACCAAAATCGAACAGAGCACCCTAGAAACCCTCACTATTGGTGAGCGAGTAAACCGCGACGGGGGGCGCACGGTTTTGGAGAAAACCGCGCTAAGGGGGAACCGCCCACTCCGCGCAGGAGTGGGCGGGCAATGGTGGGATGTTTCCCCAGTGCCAGCCGCCCCGTTGGTGATTCGGGGGAAAATCATTCCCCAGAGCGGGACGGTCACCATTCGGCGGGGGGTGGTCGTTTCCCCCCGCGCCTCCCTCCTGCCGCGCATCGCTGCGGCAGTGGAACGTGCCGCAGCAGGCGCGCACGCTTGGGTAGATGCCGACTCTGAGGCGGCAGGATAACGCGCCTCACCCCCGCAAACCACCCCGCTACCTCTTACGAGGCGCGGGGTTTTCCGGTGCCAGACCGGAGGGAAATAACCCCGAGGCTCGCAACACAACCAAATGAAAATCATCAGCAACCCAGCGGAAGGATTCAGCGAGCGCCGCGACTGCACGGTGCGAGCACTTACCAATGTCAGCGGCGCGCCATACGCCGAGGTTCACGCGATCTTCGCTGCCCACGGGCGGAAGAACCGACGCGGAATCGCTCTCAGGAAAGTTCTGCAATCAGTCGCCCGCGACTTGGGCCTCACGGCTCAGGTCGTCAGGCGCAGCGGGTCCGTCGAGCGATTGCTCCGCGACTTCCCAGCGGGACGCCTCGTCGTCAACACCAGAGGCCACGCCTTCGCCGTCATCGACGGCGTGGTGCACGACTCAATCGTGACCTCACCTCTCTGCCACGTTCAGCGGGCGTGGCTGGTAACGCGCGCAGGAGGTGCCGCATGAGCACTACCACCGCCCTGACCCGCGCTCTGGTCCTCGCGCTCCTCGCGCCCGACCAACAGCGCGCCGACCGCGCAATCGCCCTCGCCGAAAGCATCGGCGCGGGCTGCACGACGAAGCAGGTCGCCACCGCAAAGCGCAACGCCTCAAAGCTCACGAAATGAAAACCAATACACCGGACACCATATCGCTCGACGACGCCTTCGCGCAGATCGACGCGCGCCGACGCGCTGAAAACCCATGGACGCCAGCGGATGAAGCGCGTTACGCCGCGCGCAGCGCAGCGGACCGCGCCGCGCAAGAGGCGTGGGCGATTGCAAATCCAGCCGCCGACGAGGATGAAGAGGACGACGAGGATGAAGAGGACGGAAAGGACGAAGCATGAAATCCACGCTCCTCCTCCTCGTGCTCTGCGCCACCGCGCACGCCGCGCCACCCGCCTCCTTCTTCCGCGCGCTCCACATCGTGGAGACGAGCGGGCGCACGGGCGCAATCCTCGGCGACGGCGGCAAGGCTCTTGGGCCGCTCCAGATTCACCGCGCCTACCACGCCGACAGCCGCGTGGCCGGCGACTACTCAAGGGTGGCCGATCTCGATTACAGCAAGCGCGTCGTGACCGCCTACCTTCAACGCTACGCGCCCGCAGCGTGGGCGGCGGGCGACGTGACTACGCTGGCGCGCGTGCACAACGGCGGACCGCGCGGGGCGAGCAAGCCCGCGACGGTGGCCTACGGCGACAAGGTCGCACGCCTTACCAAATGAAAACCCTCAACGACATCAAACGCGTGGTCGCCAAAGCAGGCGCAACCGTCGAGGAGGATTGCGGCTATCGCGACATGAGAGTCATCCAGCTCGTTGCTCCCGTTGGTAAACTCTGGGCGGGCACGGACTGCCAATGCGAGCCGGTGCAATGGGCGTGCGGATCAGCGCCTCACGCGGTGCAACACAACGAGCAGGCGTTCGCGGACATCCTCGACACGTTGTCTCACGGACTGCGCGAGATGACGCTAGAGGAAGCGGCGGACTACGCCGAGGATTGCACCACCAAATAA